TCTAAACAACTTAGCAAATTAGGATATAGCTATCAAATTATTGATAAAAACGGCAATTATTATGATACGCATGGTATGCAATTATTAAAGACGGATAGATGTTGTAAGGTATCAGCATGAGTGCCCTATCCCGCGGCCAACAAGCTATAATCGTCAATGATTAACACAATAATAACAGTGTACTAATACTATAAGAGCCGAAAATGAATAAACCTTATAAAACAGCAAAAGAAATCTTGGTGGAAGAAGGTCACAATATAATTGATGAAGATTATTTTCAACCAGACTTATCTCATGAGCAGATTGATGCTATATTTGCAGGAAAAGCAGTAATGTATTCCCTAGGTAATAATAAGTTCCTGCGTATAACTTTAGATGATTTAAGAATAAGCGCATCCGAATTAGAGAGACTTAAAAAATGAGAATTTATTTAACTAAGCTAGAAATACCGCAGTTCATCCGCACTTCACAAGGATATATGGTTATTCATCTTTATGAAGATATTTTAAGTATATCTGAATTTGAAGAATACGATAAAGCGGAAAGAGTATATCAAGATACAATTAACTTTTATTCGTTAAAACAACAAAATAAATTAAAAGTAGAAAAGACTAAATCAAATCCAATATTCAATAATGATATGCCAAGTGATTATTAGAGACAATGAAGACTATAGCGAGCCCAAACAAGAACAAATTGATTTAGTGCAGAGTGAGTGATAACCTGTTCGCATGGACCAAAAAACAAAAGATCTATATATAAATAAAGCATTAAAATGTGGGCGCAATCAAGGCGCTCACGCTTATATTCCTCATAGCTGGAAAATCACAAAAGAGAAAAAGCAATTAACGAGTATGTTATGTCGAGTTTGTTTTCATGTTGTTTATACAGCTGAGCTATTAGATATGTTCCCTATCATCAATGAGCCACAAAGAGTCGGTACTTTTTTATAGACTCGTCTTTAATAGCTGCGCCTAAATCCGTGTTGTAATACTTCTTGTAATAAGCCCATATAGCTTCAACATCCTTGCAATTAGGTATTGGTTCAATATGACGCAAGTAGAATAATCGACATATGGCTGTAGCATAATATAGATCGTAAATAAGACGCTCAGTTTCAGGAAGCCTAAAAGCGTTGAAATTACTACCCATAAGCATAGCAAGATTTGTATTCGGAGAGATGTAAGTACGCCATAGATCATAATGTGTTTTAGGTTCCATTTGATATATGCCTAGAGCAGGACCATTCAATTGTTTTAAATATGTTCCACCATTTGACTCTGTAGCGCAGGTAAAGACCAATAATTCAACTGCATCCTCAGAATACATATGTAACGTGGCCAATACAGGTTTAATGATTAATTCACGCAATTGGGATTGAATTAGCATAATATTTAATCCTAGGTTAATATTGAAGCTATGTTAACTGAGTGAGCTTGATTATGTCATTAAATGCTAATGAAATTTATCTGCAATTAAAAAAAGGTAAGACCAAATACCACGAGGAAATTCATTGCCCTTTGATATTAGATATCATGATGGATAAAAAGAAAGGCACACATAGTTATTTTTGTGTCGAAGCATTGATAGGTGATAGTAAATTTTATGAATGGACTGAAGATCATGAATTATTCGCTTATTGTTATTGCTTAGGCAAAATGTTTGCTAGAAAGAATTGGGAAGAGGAAGGGCGCATAGTTAAAAAGATTGTGACGATTAAAGGCCAGACTAACAATAGGATGGAATATTGGAAAATGGCTGGCTGGTCACGGTTTGGAATTAGTAAGAATTCACGAATTAGATTAAATCTAAAAGATGATGCAAATCCATCCCAGCACTATGCACAACTACTTAAGCAAGCAAGTCAAGGTGATTTCACGGCGGGCGAGATCAAGCAATTAATGGAAGCGATTAATGTAGGCTTACGTGCGCACGAATTATTCGAGTTACAAAAAGAAATAGATCAATTAAAATCAGATATCGAAAAAATAAACGAAGGCAAGAATGGCGAAAATAATTACACAGCTCAAGGAATTGCGCAAAAAGGTAAAGATTCCTTGGCGAATAGTTTACGTAAATCGTGAGGTATTGCCTGAAGAATTTGCAGAAAAAACCATTTATGTACATATTTGGATTTAAGGAGAATTGAAATGAGCGTTTGGGATTGGATTAGCGGAAAGGCACCACTAGAAAAGATCGGTGGATTAGTTCAACATGCATTAGGCATACCGGACGCTTCAGAAAAACGTCGACAAAATCAATTAATAACTGACCAGGTTGACGCCTATAAAAAACAAACTGAAATTGCACAAAGTGAAATTGCACAGAAACGAGATGAACAAAACGTGGAACGCCGCCGCATTGATGAAAAGACTATTAAATCATTGCGAAGAAACTTTAAACCAGCGGGCTTTTTAGGCTCTGAAGATATCGCAGGATTACCCAATAAACTAGGCGCCTAATTCGATGAAACGATCAATAGTACCTGGCGTGAATGGTGTAAGCACATTTGTTTTAGACTTATCGTTGCATGAAAGGCTGATAAGAAGGTATCGCAATGCGAAACAAATTGCTGACTTGTGGTTGGCCTTATTACAAGCTTGTTATCATTACGCTATTCCATTTAGAAATCGCTTTTATTTGCCTTCGAAAAACTTTCAAGGTGAAATGAACAATGCTCGTTTATTTGATACGACAGCTGTTGAAGCTACTAAGACATTTGTTTCTAAAATCCAAGATACGATGACACCTCCTCAAACACAATGGGGATTTCTTGAAATTGATGAAGCGATGGTTAAGGATGAAGATTTAGATATTGAAACTTTAGAAGCTGCTCAATATACATTGAATAAGTACATGAGAAAATTTTTCAATTATCTTCATGCGTCTAACTTCGACGTAATCATTAATGAATGCTATTTTGATTTAGCTGTAGGAACTTCTTGTCTTGTTGTTAATCAAGGTAACGACAAAAAACCATTTTTATTCACTTCAATGCCCATTGATAAATTAAGCATTGAAGAGGCAGTCAACGGTAAGATCGAATCCTGGTTTCGCACGTGGGAAGATATGAAGATAAGCGAGCTTCATACTCGCTGGCATAATATAAATCTAAGTGCGACTTTAATATCTATGATGGAAGGCGATCCAGACGCTAAGGTTAAGGTTTTATATGAGGGTGTAGCTTATTTCCCGAATGCAGAAAAACCTTACCTATACGCTGTATGGACGAATTCAGAACCTCTCTTGTATGAATGGCTAGACACAAATCCTGGCATTGTTTGGCGCTTTCAGAAGATTAATAATGAAACGTGGGGACGTGGGCCGGTGATGGATGCATTGCCGACTATTATTACTCTAAACGAATTAGCGCGAATTGAATTAGCGAGTGCTAACTTAAACGTATTTAAGCCGTATATGGGGTTCTCTGATGCTGTCTTTAATCCTCATACTTTCCGTTTGGAGCCTTTTACGATCATCCCAATTGCCCCCATCGGTGTAGGTGGCTCACCACCTTTAATTCCTTTGCCTAATTCTGCTGATCCTAATTTTGCTCAAGTCACTATTGCTGATTTGCGTATGCAGATTAAGACTTTGATGTATGCAGAGAATCCAAGTGATCAGCCGGGTGTACAACCTCAAACGGCGTATGAATTAGCTTTGAGACAACAAACACTCGCACAAAAGATTGGTCCTTTATTTTCTCGTTTAGAACAAGAATTTCTCGAACCCCTGTTTCATCGTTGCGCTCATATATTGCATTCAATGGGATTACTCCTTAAGCCTAATTTAAAAGGTTTGCCTATCAAGTTTAAATATAAATCACCGTTAGCATTAGCGAAAGGTCAAAAAGATATTGCTGTATTTACGCAATACGTGCAGCTTATGCAAGGGACATTAGGTCCGGAAGTAACACAGATATATATTAATCCTAAGACTACTCCTTATCTATTAGCTCAAGCCTTACAAGTTGATCCTAGATTCTTAAATTCTGTTGAGAAAGTTTCTGAAGTTATGCAACAAGTACAGAATCAACAATCGATGGTTAATGCAAGTGCTATGACCCCTGAGCAACCGCAAAACCCTAGCGAACAACTTATTCAACCTATGCAACAATAATAAGGCAATTCATGACACCTGAAGAAAACCCGTATATCAAACCTACTGATTATTTCGAAGGCTATAACGAAAGCATTAACAAACTTAAAAACAATCCTGAAGCAATTCAGTTTGATAGGCTTTGTTATGAGTTATTTGAGATGACGCAACTTGGTAAAGATTTTATGACGATTGTAAAAGATCGCTTCATTCTTCCTGGTCTTGCAAAGCCTGGTAGTGCTACTTTTCAAATAGATTGTATTTGGGCTGAAGGATTTAAAGACTTTCCTAGAACTATCTTAGGTCATATAAGATCACATCAACAACGCATACAAGCTGAGGTTAACAAAGTATGACTATAGCTAGCCCTAATGCTGATACAGCTGGCAATCTCAGTGGTGAGATTAAGGTTGAAGAAGCAGCAAATACGCCAAATTGGTGGATAGATGAAGGTATACCAGGCATTGGAGATAAGCCGCAATGGTTAGGTGATAAGTTTAAAACTGCTGCTGATCTTGCTAAAAGTTATCATGAGCTTGAGAAGCGTGTAGGAACTGCACCGGATTCTTATGATTTTTCTACATCTAAATATCTTGATGCTGATTATGCGCCTTTTCAGGAACTTCAAGACTTAGCTAAAAGTCGTAAGGTACCAAAGGATGTAATGGACAAAGTTGTTGACTCAATGGACAGATATTTTAATGAGTTTGCAACTGATGAAAAAGAAGAGATTAGGAAATTAGGCGATAATGCTCAAGAAAGATTACAAACTTTGAATAATTGGGCTAAAGCTAATCTCTCTGAGGATTCTTATTACGCTCTTACATCTAACTTACGTAATGCTGAATCCGTCCGTGCACTTGAAGAACTGAGGAGTAAATTTATGACAGCTAGTAGCCAAATACCAAACGGTAATGACCCTTCAACAACAACTGGTCTTACCATGAAAGAAGTGCAAGAAGAGATGACCGCAAATCTTGAAAAATACAAAACAGATCCTAAATATAGAGCAGAGATGATGCGTAAAATAGAAGCTGTATCGAAAAATTCAGGATTCATTGACAAGATATACTAATAGCGGTATATAATATGTACTGTATCTAGATAGCTTTGACAAGCTATCTTTGATAAAGGACAACTTAGCATAAGACCTGGCAACAGATAATCTTATTAAATGTTAAGCCCTAGGTAAAAAAATTAGTCATTACTAATCATTTTATTAGGGGTTCAACATGTCTTTATCATTAACTAATGTGCAACAAACAGAATTTGACGCACTCGTAAAAGCTGAATACTTTTCTCGAGGATTCTTATTACGCGATTCTATCCGTATGCGCCGCGATGTAATCGGTAATGCAGTACAGTTTCGTAAAGTAGGCGAAGTAATCGCCGTAGCTACAGGCTATATGCAATCTGTGACAATACAAGATCCAGGTTACACACCTGAAACCGCAATACTAGTTAAATACACAGCTCCTACCGCCGTTGATACCGTCCAAGAATTAACAGTTAACTTTGATGTTAAGATGGAAAACGCGATGTTAGTAGCTGATGCAATGGGTCGTCGTTCAGATCAAATCACTATCGATGCTATTGCTGCCGACGTAGGCGCTACAATTGCTACAGCCGCAAGCAATTTCACATATGCAAAATACACTCAGATGATCCAGTTCTTCGAAAACAATGCTGTCCCATTAGGCGAAAGATTTGTTGCAATGTCTGCTTCTAACTTCAGATCTTTGCTAGCTGCTGATCAATTTGTATCAACCTTCTATACTCAAAACAGAGTTTTAGATCGTGGATTCGTACGTGAATATTTAGGATTCAACTTAATCATCATTCCTCAAATGACTGAGGGTGGATTGCCATTGACTGGTACAGTTCGTACCGCTCTTGCTTGGCACCGTCAAGCTGTTGGTATGGGTATCGGTCATGATTTCCGTACTGAAATTAACTATCTGCCTCGCGAAACTTCCTGGTTGATCAACGGAATATTCAGCGCTGGTGCAACCGTAATTGATGACAAAGGTACTTTAGCTATTAGTTGCGACGAAGCATTCTAATCTTAACCACTATTGGAGTTTTAAAACATGGCTTTTTTATTACAGAATTTTGTGCGACAAACAGTAGGTTTAAATAGTGGGCAAGTATTAATTAATTCCTTAGAAGTTGGCGGACCTGCTTTGTTCAGCTATGCAAATCCAGCTGATACAATAGCAACTATTTCTGCTGCAAATTACTTTTCCGCTGTAGCACTAGACCTATCAGTTAATGATATTCTATTTTTAGTTGGTTCTGATGCGTCAGGAATGTTTGAAGTATCAGCAGTAAATACCGCTGTAATTCCAGCAACCATTAGTATTGTAAGTTTTGGTCCTACCGCAGTTATAGGTACAGCAAATATTGTTGATGATGCTGTGACGTATGCAAAACTGCAAGATTCAGTAGGTGATAATACATTACTTGGTAATCCAGGCGGTGGTGCGGGTGCAGAATTCGTAGAAGTAACATTAGGCAATGGTCTTGCATTTAGTGCAGGTGCACTTGCAATACCAGCTACGACATTAAATTATGCAGCTGTTGCAATTACTGCTGCGCAATGGAATGGCATGTATGCAGCTCCTAAGCTCTTACTTGCAGCACCTGGTGCTAACAAATTGATTGTTGTAGATCGCATGGTCTTAGCTATGACTTTCGTAGCGGCTGCTTATGCGGCTGGTGGTGTGGTTGCAGCTCAATGGGATGCTACCGTTAATGGCGCGGGTCAACATGCTACTAACATTGAGGCGGCGGCGGATTTCTTTGCAGCTGCAAGCTCCGCATTTATGTTTGAAGGTAATTCAGGCAACGCGGCAACAACTGATGGTGGTCTCGTACCATTTGCTGCGAATGTTAACAAGGGACTTTACCTCTCGAACAAGACAGGCGCATTCACCACGGGTGACGGTACCTGGGTTGCTCATATTTGGTACAAGATCATCCCAACCGTCTAATTATTGTATTATTCTACGCCACTTTTATGGTGGCGTAGATAATTTAACGCACTCTCAAGGGATTATTCTTAGTTTTGGTAATAGACATATGATAACAAAAACACTAATTTTGTCAAACGCACTTACCCAACTTGGTCACAAACCGATCATATCTCTAGACAATCCAGATGACTTGACTATAGCTGCTGAACAAGCTTGCGATATGTTATTACCAGCGATATTAAGCAGTGGCAATTGGCGTTTCGCAATTCAGATAGCGCAATTAGCAAAGTCAACGATGATTCCACCGACGGGTTCTTATTGGACTACAATTTATTTATTGCCAGCGGGATACCTTCGTAATATAAGAATTTATCCGCAAAATTATGATTACGAGATTTATCAAAGTAGTCAAATTTACAGTAACTGGAATGGTAATTATTGGATGGAGTATGCATTTCAACCGGATTATAGTTTATTAACCTGGAATTTTGTTCACTATTTTGTATATGAGATTGCAGCATATCTAGCTCTCAGCAATGCTCAGAAACCAGAATACTATCAAGTTCTAGAAAACAAACGTATACAAGCATTGGCGATGGCGTCTGCAACTGATGCTTCGAATAGACCCAACTTCGTTCAAGCCGTATTTCCAATGCTACAACAACGACATATCGGTGGCATTATCGGGAATATAAATGGCTAGTCAAATCTGGGCACAAGATAATTTCAATAAGGGTGAACTATCACCTTATATGTATGCAAGATGTGGTGTTGGCGGCTATCATAATGCACTTAAAACAGCTCAGAATGTAATATGTTTCCCGCAGGGTGGCGCTGGTAAACGATTCGGTACTTATTACCGTGCGACACTTACAGGATTCACGGCATATACCCAAATCTACTTTTTAACCTTTCAGTATTTGAATGAAACGGTTTATCAGATTCTATTTGTACCAAATCAGATTCAAATCTTTTTAGAAGGTATGTTAGTTGCAACCGTTGCCACGACTTTTGATGCGACTAGTGTTTACAATTTAGATTATACAATATTAGATGATGCATTAGTTGTGACCGCTGAAGGTTTTCAGCCTCAAGAACTCTTACGTTCACCAAACGCTGGAAATGTAATTACAGCGGCAAGTGCTAACACTTTAACTTTAACTAGCGCAATTACAGCGGGCTTAGTGTTGCCCGTTAGATTTACTACTAGTGGAGCGCTACCCACATCTAGCCCACAATTGAAAATTGGGATCACTTATTTTGTAAATAATATTTCAACATCACAAGTGATGGTATTTGCTAACTCGTTAGATGCTGCGAATTTAACTAATCCTATACTGATTACAAATAACGGTTCAGGTACTAATACTTTAATCCCTCAAAACACATGGACATTTACTAATGTCATATTTAAAAACTTACCTATTTATGATTTTGATGGTGGTTATGACGCTATTACTTTTACTCCTAGTGCTATCTCTGGCGCCTCCGCTACCGTTACAGTATCAAGTACCTATTCACCTGGTTTAAGTAGTCGATTTGTCGGTGGTGCTTTTATAGGTAATGCAGGTATAGGCCGTATAGTTAGCGTCACGGATAGTACGCATTTTGTAATTGCAATTGAAAAGGCATTCTATGATACAGCAGCTATTGCAGGTAGATTGAGTCTCCTTGCGGAACCTGCATGGAGTACGATAAGAGGCTGGCCAATTAAATGTTCGAGCTATCAGAATCGTGCTTGCTTTGCTAATACTGATTCACTTCCTAACGGTTTTTGGGCAAGCAGTACAAATGACTATTCAGATTTTAATGATACTCAAACAGACGATGATAGCGCTATTAGCTGGTTTCCTACTTCAGATGAAATCAATTATATTAATTACATCGTTCCTTATCGCAGTATCACGGTACATACAAACTCAGGTGTATATTCAAGCCCTCTTTCTTCTAATAATGCTATCACCCCTACTAATTTCTCATTACAGCTAAATGACACGAATCCAGCGGATAATTTAAAACCTCGTGGTATTGATAATCAAATTATTGTTTCAAGTGGAAATGATATTTACTCACTTGTTTGGGATGGTATTAATAACGCTTACACGTCACGCATTGTGTCGTTACAAAATGAACAAGTCATTAGAAGCCCAGTCGATGAAGCCGCATATGTAAATCTAACGCGTGCAGGAAGTCGATATGTATTTATAGTCAATGCAAATGGTTCAATGGCTATTTACCAAACTTTATTGACGGAAGAGATTGAAGGGTGGACACCCTTAGTTATAGAACAATCTTTCGGTAATTCTTATTTTAGAGCGGTCGCTACAAGCTTGACAGGTCGCGGCTGGTTTGTAACAGAACGTCAGATTGTGGTAAGCGGTTCCACGTATAACATATCCGCTGTTAGTGGTGCGATTCTAACAACAAGTACTTCAAGTAATTTTTCAACAACTGCACCAACGGCTGTTAAATTTGCTACAACTGGAACGTTACCCACAAGTATTCCGCCTCTGATTGCTGGAATTTATTACTGGGTACTCGGAATCGATGCTACACATGTTAATGTTTATGACAATCTAGCAGATGCAGAAGCTCAAACAAATCCACTCATATTTAGTGCGCTTGGTTCTAATAGCACAATAACATCTTGGCCGTTAACGACGACCTTTTTTCTAGAGGAATTAACATACGATACGTTTCTAGATTGCGCTATAAAATATAGTGGAACGCCTACAACCACTATTTCAAATGTACCACAATTCAATGCTCAAGAAGTCGCTATGGTTGGTGATGGGTTTGGATTCACAGCTCTAGGTAATAACAGCCAAGTTGTATTTACTGCGCATGGTTCAGCTGTTCCCGTATCAAATGCATTTGTTGGTTTCCCAATAAACTTAATCATTGAGCCTTTACCATTAACGCCACCACCGGATAAGACTACAACGCTTACACGCCCTAAGCATGTTAGAAATGTAATGTTTATGTTTAATAATACTATCGGCGGCACAATCAATGGCGTTCCTATTGCCTTAGATGACTTTAATCAAGCTAATATTGGTCAACCGCCTTTTCCTGCAAGTGGGCTATTTGAGTTTGGAACAATGGCCGGATGGGATGATTTTAAACAACCTCCTTTTGTTATAGAGCATTCTGACCCTTTTGATATACAATTATTGGGTATCTTTTACCGCGTTGATATTTAAAAAGGATAACTATGTTACCCATATTACTAGCCATGCAAGCTGCTGGAATGGTTACGGACTGGTTTGGCGTTCAAGAACAAAAACGATTAGGTGGATTAGGCGCTAAAGTCGAACAAGCCGCTATTACTTCGAATATTGAAATGACACGCCTGCAGGCTGAAGATGCAAGCCTACAAGCCATGAAACAATTGAGACAGAACTTAGGTACTCAAGCCGCGATGAACGCAGCACGCGGCACGAGAGGCAATGCTGGCTCAGCTGTAGCATTCACACAAGAATCTTTAAGAAACTTTGGCTCTGATGAACAAGCGCGAAGAATGAATCTCTTATCCAAAGAAGCAGAATTAAGAGCAAGCGGTGTTCTTTCAGGATTACATCAATTGACTTCTGAAACTCAACTTGGCCAACAATTAACAAAAGGTATCTTTAATAATTTACCAATTAGTGCATTAGCAGACAAAGTATTTCCTAGCGCCTCTTCGACAGGTGCAGGTTCAAATACTTCAGGCGCTAAACCATTTTCTAGTTCGAGGTATTAACCATGGCACAGGGTGATATGCCAGTCTTAGAAAGACAAACAACATTTGGTGAAGGTGGAGCAGTACCTAACTTCGGCGAAGCTACTAGAGAATATGCGGCTGCAAGTAATTCTTTAAGCACCATTGGTGCAACAGTCGCTCAAACTGCAAGCCAACAGTTAGCTAAACAATGGGGCTATCAAGCTGGTAAAACTCCTCATGGCGATACATTGCCCGCGATTACTGATTTCGATAAAACATTTGTTAATAGTTATCATACTCAAGCTGAAGCTACTCTATCTCTTCAAGGTAAGAAACTTTTAACAGATGCTGAAACTCAACTTGCAACAAGCATTAGGCTTACACCTGACCTAATTAATAAAACTAATAACCAAGTTACACAAGGTTTATCAAAGATTTCAGAACAAGCACCAACAGCTGTTAAAGGAAGCCTTGAAGCACAATTTGCCTCTGAATTGATGAATCAGAATCAGAAATACAAAGTAAAAATGTGGAATGAGGCACGCGAAGATCAAAAGAACACAATCATTGCTTCAATGACTAATGATACTGATTCTATCTATGAGCTAGGTTCAGGTGGTCAAACTGAAGCGGCATTGAAACGTGTAGGTAGTATTAAAGCGCGTGCAAATGCTGCTGTTGCGTCTAGATTAATTACCCCTGAAGCAGCACACACTGCTATACAAACAGCACGACAAACAGCTTTAAATGCTATCTCTGTACATGGAGCAATAGAAGCGAAGAACAATGGTACGCTTGAAAAATATAAAGCTGACTTTTCAAAAGCACCCCCTGAAGGCATGACACATAAGGAATGGTTCAGTGCTGGCGAAGCTATTAATAGCCATATGGGTGTATTGCAAAGCTTAGATAGCCAGGATCAACAATTTGCATTAGCGAATGCAAAGCTAAGTTTATTGACTGATCCGAGTGGATTAAGCGCTAATCAATTACAAGAACTCAAAAATAGAGTAACACCCACTCAGTATGTTGATTTTCAGATTGAATTAGCTCAAACAAAAATTAAGGCTGCTAAATTAGGAAACGGTGCAACAGCTTATGCAAATAATTTCACTAGCATTGATGCTTATAATTCTGCGAGTCCTGAACAACGTAATAAGGCTTTTGATGATCTAGTCCCAGCATATATAGCACGAGAATCAAAAGCAGGTAAGAATATAACGCAAGCCGATGCGGAAGTAGCATTAGCAATACAGGCGCCTGGTCCAATTAAGACTTATGTTAATAAATTAAATACTAAATTAGGTAGCAATAACCCACAAGATATTGAAGAAGCAGGAAATGCTTACGAACATATTATTAATGCTGAAAAAGGTACTAATGTAATTGGCGTTGATGATAAAGCTATTTCAAAATGGCACGCTTATCAAACTCTCACATCAAAATTTCCTACCAAACAAGAAGCGGCAATTGCTGCAAATGAAGTTGTATACGGAAAGAAATCGGATCAAATACCTGCTAATAATCAAGCATGGGCTAATTATAAAAACGACAATATATCTAAAGGCACAAACAATACTGATCACTTCTTAGATTTAGCAGGCTTAGATAAAAATAAATTAGCTTATCCGGATGCTTACGGTAATCAATTAGAAAATACTTTTCATACTTATTTTAATAATCTAAATGGTGATACTGAAACCGCTAATAAACAGTTTAAGCAAGTTGTCGCTCAAACATATGGCACAACAAATATAAACGGAAAAGAAGAAACTACACCTTTCCCTTTAGAAAAGATTATAGGCTTACCTGAAGATGCTACAGGTGTTATATTAAATGATGTTGCATCAAGTTTAAATAAATCTTTTGCTTATACGAATCAGAAATTTAAAGAAGGTAAATCCGACTGGTACTTTGAAGTATCACCTAGACTAAGCGTTAAGGATGTAATGAATCATCCTGAAGTGCAAAAACACATTAAAGAATTTCCGCATAGCACACAAGCTACATACAAACATATGTTTGAACATACGAATCCTAATATAGTAAATGTAATAAAACATTATAGAAATGGTCACACAGAACAATATAGTACTTTCATTCAAGCAAATCCCTATTCGGTTAAAACTCTTAACTCTGATAGACCGATTAAAGGTGGTTGGGAAGTAATGTTGAAGAACGATACTCAAGGTATACAAAGTATTTCGACTCTAGACCCATTTAATAATTTAGTTACCTATCAGCCAAACATAAATAAAATAAAAGCCGAATATTATCAATTACACAATTTTGGACACGATTAATGGCTGCGATTCCAGAAGAAGACAAAACGCTAGAAACTGCATCCGAGAATTTTAATTCTTATTATAATTCTCAAAAGATGAATAGTTCTTCTAATATTATGAATCTGCCTAGCAATATTCAAATTGATGAAAATACACAGCCATTATTTAATAAAACTACGAACTACGAACAAATCAAGCAATTACCTGAGCCTTCAGACTGGCCGACTTTGACAGGCGCTATAAAAGATATAAGTGATTTTCATACAGCTACTGATTACTTGCATGATGCTGCTTATCAAAATCCATTCAATGACACGGCCCCTGAAGGGTGGTCACCTAAAGATGAAATCTCAAGCTTAACTGGATTAGATTCTAAGTATTCAGGCTTTGTACTTAAAGGTAATAGTCCACAAGATGTTCGTAATCGATATAGATTAATGCTTGATAGACAATCTGAAGACGAAGAGTGGAAGAATGGTTCATCTACAATGAAAGTCCTAGGTGGCTTTATTGGTGGCGCTGCTAATCCTACAAGCTGGTTCCCAATAGCGCGTGGCGTTAGATATCTTTCGATGTCTGAAAATATTTTAAATAATCTAGCACGAACATTGCCTAGTGTATCAGCGGCTTCTCTTTCGCATAATGCGATTCAGCAAACATTGAAACAAGGTGGCAACCTAGAAAACTTTGTAGTTGATACAGCTATAGATACCATGGGTGGAATGTTATTCATGGGTGCTGGCGCTGGATTATCAGCGGGTGTCAATGCCATGCATCTATTTAATGTTCGTGGCGCTCAGAAAATGATTTATGACGGCATTGAAACGAAAATTGTAACGAAACCAGATGGCGAAGTAACAGGATTTAAAGCGGTTCCTATCGCGGGTGAGAATGTAGGTGCAGCAAAAGTAGATCAAGCTCAAGCATTTTTAGATTCTGAATTTGCAAAAAAAGGATTATTCAAAGTACCTATCTTAAGTGGTTTATTAGGAAAAGGTGCGGCTGCGATGAGTCCTCTATTTAGAGGCTTAAATTCTCGATTTGAAACAATTCGAGGCATGACTAATCGAACACAATCTCATAGCCTTTACACGAAAGGTATTGAAGAAGGAAGGCCAGCGCCTGATTCCTTTGATGATGAAATGAAAAAGGTACAAGGTGATAACCTTACTTTGATGACACAAATGGAAGGCTATTACCTTGAAAGATTAGGTATTGACATCCATGGCAACAATCAAGTAATGGATTTTGCCAAAGAAAAGATTGCAAAGTTTCAAGATGATTATGTCAGTGAAGAACAACATAACGATGATGTATACCATGCGATTATTACGGGCGACACAAGCCCGCACGGTGCAGTTAATGAACCAGCACAATTATATAGAAAAGAAGTTGATGATATATTTAAAGAATGGTTAAGAGTCGAAGAGCGTGATGAAACGATTCATAAACCAAAGACAGCTAATAAATATGCTACTGTTTCTTATAACCATGATGCTGTTTTCACAAACGATGCTGAATGGAATAACATGTTTTTTAAAAATGCTAAAGAACAAGAAGCTATTATTCATTCTCATATGCAGCCTATAGAAGATTATAGGCAATCATTGAAGAAAGCGAAGCAAGATCACGAAGCATTCGTAAGAGATAAAAATAACACTGAAGAATCAAAAGCAGAATCTGCACGTGAATTAAAAGCTCGTGAACGTGCTTTAAGAATCATGAAAGAGAAAGTACAAAATAAAATACGTGAAGATGAGTCACTAGATATATTAGTTCATGATAGAAATGCTCTATCAGCAAAAGAAGCTAATAAACTTAAAACAATTACAAAGCCTTTGCGCCTTTTAGCAAAAGACCTTAAAGCTAAAAAAGAATCGTTAGCCACTCTTAATCAACAAATTTATTTTAATGAGAATAAAGTCTCTAGCAAGAACATAGAGGAACTAGATAGATTAAGAGCAGAATCCGAAAAGTTAAAGAATGAAGTAAATGAAGCGCAACGCGCGCATGATACTGAAGAAGAAAAGCTTCAAGATGATGCTGTTTCGGGGAAAATACCTAAAATTCTTTATGATCGAATTCCTGGAAGTCAAAGAGTTAAATTCAAGAAATCAACTAATAGATTAAAATTCGTTGATAAGTTTGAATCTGATTTCCATATTCAAGAAGCAGGTAAACAAACGAGAGATCGTATTCTAAATCAAACGAATGAAGAAACATCTAATGAAATATTTAATGGTGTTATGGGAATCAAGCCTACTAACCCTTTAAAGTATCGTTCTGTCATGATCCCGCAAGAAACACTTTATAGAAATGGTTTCCTAAGCAAAGATATTGGTAGGAATCTAGCAAACTATCGTACTATGTTCGGTCGTAAGATTGCATTGAAAAAAGTATTCGGTGATTTATCAGTAGATGGTGGCTTAGCTCCTTTGGCTGAAAGATTAACTCAAGAATATAGAGAGCAATATGATCAAATCATGAAATCAAAACTTGCCAAAGGTCCAGTTAAGCTTTCTGATAAAGACACAAAAAGAATTAATAAAGAGAAAAGACAACTTAAAAAAGATTTTGAATCGGCAAAAGAATTCATGAATCTAACTTACAATCGGATGATGGGACAAAATAGATTATCTGGAAAGCAAAGAGCATTTAGCAATATAAGCCGTACATTTGCAGCTATGACAAAGTTAGGATTTGTGCCATTAACCATGAGTACAGATGCAATGGGCATAACTTTTAAACATGGCGTCTGGCCTACGATAAGAGATGGATTATTACCTTTATTAAAAACTCTAAATGCTAATCTCAAAACTAAAGCAAGTGAAGATGTTAAAAAGCTAGCTGCTCACTCTCACCTTGCTAATAATCATTTAATAGCCTCTTATTCTGAAACAAATTGGTCTGGCGTTACTGAACAACATGTAGCTTTGACAGGTAAAATTGAAAGTGGATTAGAAAAAGCAGCTCATGTTTCTAATAACTTTAATTTAATCTCATATGCTGAAAACTTCTTGCAACGTTGGACTGCATTAGTAGTCCAAAGCAAAATCATGGGTCATATGATTGATTTCGAGAAAGGTTCTTTATCCAAATTAGATCATGAGAATTTATTAAAATACGGTTTAGATCCAAAAGAATGGTCAAGTAAATTTGTAAAAGGCTGGAAAGAAGCTGGCGAAGATGGGAACGGTTTTGGCGGATATACCTCTAGACATTGGGAATGGAAAGACGCACAAGCGGCTAACAAGATGGCTGATACAATTCGCAAAGCAACACACGATACTATCTTGAGGAAAGGTATTTTAGATGCTCCATTCTTTACAGATTCTAGTGTGTGGGGTTCTATCTATTCAACGTTCCATGGATGGGCTTATTCATCCGGTACAAGATTCCTATTACCATTGCTGCAACAAGGACAAATGAATCAGCTTATGGGCACCTTATTAATGTTTGGCGCGGGTGCTTTACAAGATCCGTTATATAAAATTATGTCTGGCGAAAAACAAGTTGAAACGAAAGAGGATGATCATTGGGTATTCCAAGCTATTACTAATGGTGGAGTTTTTAGTTTACCAGCATCCTTGATTCAAGAAGCCAATATGGTTTTTGGTGGTAAACTACTTAAAGGAATCACTAATCAAAGATTTAAAAATAGAACGGTTGCAGGTATTGCAGCGGGTGCACCTGGCGGCCAAATAGAAGATTTAATTAAGATTGTTTCTATGGTTGGTTTTAGAAATTGGAATGAAGCCGACGCAAAAAGAATTGTAAGAAATAGTCCAATTATTTCTAGTATATATTTACGCGGTATCATCAATCATTGGATTGAAGGAAAAGGATTGCCGAAAACTTACGGTGAAGCGTCGAAACAAAATGAATAGGATGTGAATTTATGACAAGCGTTATTATCGATGATATTTTGCCCTACACCCAAATAATAGCTGGTAGTAGTCAAACAGTATTTGACACTTCTTGGACCGCTGATGCTGCCGCTGATGTTGTTGTATTTAATACACCTGTAAATACAGCTGCTAATGATGTAACTCAATTAGTTTCATCTTCACTTTATAATGTTAGTTTTGTCGGTGCTGGTAACATCGTACGAGTCACTTTCTTAAGTGCACCTACTCAATTTAATATCATTACGATTACGCGTAAAACACCTGTAAGTCGTGAGAATCTTTACACTAATACGAATTTCACTCCTTCAATGTTAAATGAGGATTTTGGCCTTTTAACATTTGAAATGCAGGAAAACGAATTAGTAGATCAACAGATTTCACCACGTTATAACTATTCAGCTCAGATTGATCATGTGATTGATATAATCTTGCCTATTCTTGCCGCTAACCAAACATGGGTAAAGAATCCTGCTAATACTGT